GTTGAGCGTAGACCAGTCAGGTCAATAAGAATACGAGTTGTAATGATGCCGCCTACACGCTGGACTGAACTGCGGTAGATCGTTCCAGTACCAGTAGTAATACCAGTGCCAGCCTCTACAGCCATTGTGTTTGCATCAAAAGAAGACACACCAGTTGAACTGATGCTCGAAAGAGTTGTGAACGCACCAGTTGTGCTGCTCTGACTTACAGAGGTAAATCCACCTTTGGAGCGGACTGCTCCGGTAAAAGTAGTAGTAGCCATTTGAGTCTCCTGTCTTGGCTAGTGTCAGTCACCCAATGCGACTGTCAGGGATTAATAAGACTATACAACAAAAAAGGGCGACTGAACAGCCGCCCTTTGTATTTGTTTCAACAAACTTATTTATGCACCCGGTGAACCGAATACACAACGTGGGTCTGAGAATCCAAAGCTGTAACGCTCACGAGCCTTGTACCGCATGTTGCCAGTGTCGAAATCTGGATCCATGCTTGTGGACAATGCCATACGCTCGAAGTGCTTGAAGCCATTCGGAGCGTCAGTCTTCAGGAAGAACGCATCTGTGTCAGTTAGGTAATCGTTGACTACATAACCTTCTGGAAGCATACCCATTGACTTGAGTGCGTTGACATCATTGTCAGCAGTTCCAACCCGTAGGTTAGATACAAGCAGACGCTCTGCAACAAACTGAAGCTGACGAGGAATGATTAGCTTCATGCCTTTAAGGGCAATGACCAAACCACGCTCATCAACAAATCCAGCAATACTGATAAGTGAATCTTCGAGAGAAGTTTCGTTCAGATCAGCGGCCACTGCTGGCTCGTTGTTGAAAGTGCCACCGTTTGTAAGCGGGTGTGATGCATCACAAAGAGCAACGCCGTCACCGCCAGCAAAAGCAGCGGCAGTAAATGCGTTGTTAAGGATTGATGCAGCTTTAACCTGCTTGGTGTGTGCCATAGAACGTGCAAGTGCCCGTGTATAGCGTGATGCCAGACGATCATAAAGATTGTCTTCTACGGCTTCCTCAGTGATTGAGAATGCCATAGCCACTGTCTCGTGATTGTAACGAGCAGTGAAAGCTTCGTTTGCGTCGTCAAATGAAACTGAGGAGCCTTCCTGTTTTACAGGAGCAGCGCCAAAGCCAGATAACATTACCTCTTCTTCAAACGCCCGGTCAGATGACTCGGTGTCAAAGATCTCAGCGTGTTGACCTTCATACCGTCCGTATTCCATGCCGAATAAGGCATTAAGGCCGGGTTCCAGTTCTTTCGCTAGTTGTGCGCGAGAAATAGCCATTGATCAGCCTCCTTATACGCCAGTCGTAGAAACAGTAGCCGCTGCAATGGAGCCTGTTGGCGCATTGAAGTGGTTGTTTATACGAACGATTAACGGAATACCAGCAGCAGTAAAGTCAGCATTTTCTGGGTCTTCTTGTACACCCATAATACGCAGAGCTAAAGTGTTGGTGGTGGCGATAGTATTCAGATCTGCTGTTGCAGAAGAGATACCAGTTGTTGTCGAACCGCTGTTGCCAGTTGCAAACGCGATGTTTGCAAACACTGCTGCACGAATCTCTGCTTCTGTATTAGCAGCAGAAACTACGTTTGATGTAGCAATGGTGAACAGTTGTGACGGGTTGTCGAACAAAAACGCTCTAACAGGGAAGTTAGAATCAGCACCTGAACCGGGCCAAAAGTTAGAACGAATTACTTCTCCAGTGGTCGATGAGACGTATTCACACCCATTAAACACACCCACGATAGCGACGTTACCGCCAGCAGCAGCTTGCAGATCGTCGATAACACCAGCCGCAAGCGGAATAACCGCCATGCCTTGGAAAATCGGGTTTGAGTTATCAGATGCGATACGGTACTCAGTCGTCCCAGTGGAATTAGGCGCTGAACCCAGCATACCATATGGTCGTAGACCAAAGGCTCCATTGGAATTTGCCATGATAAATACTCCTTGCCATAGCTAAATGTTTACTCGGATCCGTCTTTACGACCTCCGAACGATACACGACTTTTCCTATCACTATGGATAGGCATTGAGGGATGTTGTTCCCTCATCAAGTTTTGATCCACGGCATCCATTTGAGTGCGGGTCTGCTCCCGGAAGTATTCAGTTCTTTCTTCAACCGTTTCTTCAGGTATTCTAGCCAACATTAAACCGCCGACTCCAATTGTCCCTGCATTAGCACCTGAGTCAATGGTTGGAAATTTACCAGCCATCTCAGGATATTCGTCAGCACGGACAGGTTCCCACCCTTCACGCATTTTAGTAGTCACATTCATCTGATCATCTTCACCACGAAGTGAAGTACGGATCCAACGATGCTTATACCCTGCGGGTGCTTCTGGAGCCTCCAGTTTAGATGGAGGTGCCCAAGGCTTGCGGCGTTGGGTCTTTGCGCGAGTTTCCGCTTCGCGAGGCGATCTCTTTGTAGAATCAGTCATTTCATTACTCCTTAACATACTTAGCGTATTCTTCGAGCGGAACATTTAATCGCTTCGCTATCTGAATCTGCGAAGGGGTTAACTTGACTGTTCTGCGCCCCTTTTTTGTAGACGACTTAGAAGCCGTGGACTCAGCAGAAGCGACTCTGGGTCCTTTATCCTTAGAGCCTCCAAACTTCTGTGGAAACTCTGACCGGACTCTACGATCAAGTTCAGTATAGTACTCATCGGACGTTGGGTCAAACCCTTCGTCTTCGATTAGCTGTCTATGAATACCAAAAGCAGCGTAAGTCATTGTTTGATCTTGACCAAACCAGTCATTTTTAGATGCCCAAGCCTCTGCTTTTGCATCAGGTTTGGCCTTTTGTTGGACAGGTTGTTGCTGTGGCTGCTCCTGTGGAGCAGGTTGTGGGGCAGCAGCTTGCTGTTCCTGACGCTTCTTGGCCTGCTCTACCTGTGCTTCTTCCAGTGCAAGTCTGCTCAAGTTTTTCTGGGCTTCAAACATAGAGTCAGCGTCACCCTCGTCGTATGCTTTCTGGTACGCGACTTTTGCAGCAGCAATCTGGGACTCTATTCGAGTTCCGAACTCTCCGACATAAGACTGATCCAGAGCACTGAGACGTTGACGTAGCTCATCGTTTTGATTTTTTACTTTTTGAGCAAACTCAACCGCTGCAATCCTTTGCGCTTCTTCGTCTCTGTACTTCTGCGTAATCTTGCTTATTCGGCTTTGTACATTCTTTGAATACTGATCAAGCTCTTCTTCTTTCTCATCTTTCTCAACGTCAGAGTCTTCTTCAGTCTCCTCAACAGCCTCTACTTCTTGAGACTCCTCCTCAACAACTTCTATTTCTTTCCCTTGTTCTTCTTCAAGATCAGCGGCTAAATCTGTTGTCTTCTCTGCTGCTTCTGCCATTACTATGCTCCATAGCTTTTAACATCGTCAGGATCAACGATGGTTGCGATGACCTCGTCATCGTTAATAACACGGACTTCTCCTCCTTCGATGTTGAAACGAGATCCAGCGTATCTGCCGATACAAACCCAGTCTCCTTCTTTACACCAAGGCCCGTGTTCTCCAAATTTATCCAGATCCTGATAAGCAAGTGGGCCGAGACGTACAACGTAAGCTACAACCGTAGCTCGTGACTCTCTTTCTCTTACAGCATCAGGAACGTAGACACCGCCATCTGTCTTGTCCTTGCCCATATAAGGCATGACAAGGATTCTCCACCCTGTGGGTTGTGGCATTCTGTCTTTTAAGGATTTTTCTTTTGCGGCTTTTTCGGCCTGCTTCTTCGCTTGTTGTTGCGCTAGAACATACTCAGGTACGATCAGTGTCATCGATGTACTTCACTTTCTTTAGCAGGGCCTTCAATTCATCAAGAGCGTAGGTGACACCCTGTATTTCACCAACTCTTGCCTTGTAGTCTTCCCAATCAGTTACTCCACCGCTTGTTATCGAAAGACTAACGTCATCTATTCTGTTTATCAATATCTTTTGATAATCTTTTATAAAATTCAAAACATCCATGCTGCCCCCTTGGATCTAGTTTTGTGTGATTACTATCCACTCCACGTTGTTAGTTGAACTTTCAGTTCTGAAATTCCCAGCCTTAGTCCAGTCTATGCTGTCCAACCCCTCATCAAACACTGTTGTCTGAGAAGGTTCCTCTGTTGGTGTCTTGTGATAGTGATGCATTCCATAGGCAAGTGCGCCTAAAATAAGTAAAGCTTCCATTTTCTCCTCCTAACTTAAACCCCTTTAAGTTTAAAAAATTAACCCCCGAACATAGACCCTATATTTTGTATAAATGACTCTCCAGAAAACGGTTGTACAGATTTTTTCCTAGTGCCCGTAAATGTTTTAGCAGAGCCTCCCGGTGTACCTGAATAAGTTTTTCCTGTTTTCTTGTCCATGTATCCGCCCGGAATTTTAACAAAATCTCCGCCCAGAGATTTCACAGCCATACCGAAATCATCAAAAACTCCTGCCGTTTCAAAAGCTGGTGATGCCGTAGCCACACCGAAACCGGATCCACCTGTCAGAGCATCCATAACACGATCAGGGTCTAAGGATGACTGTTGTTGAATTTCTCTCTCAGCATCTTCTCTTTCCTCTACCTGTCTTTTAGCTGTGGAATACGCTCTAATTTGACTCATACCCTTACTCATCAAATCATTTTGTATAGCACTAATTTCATTTATTCTAGCTTGCATTGATGCAGCATCTAAGGGATTAGCTTCAAGAAAATCAGAAAATGACGGTCGATCTAGAACGGAACTAGATATCCCTGCAAATTTTGGTGTGTTAAATTGAGCCTGAGATCTACCCGGACTTACTGTTGAATCAGTGGTTTGTGGTGATGTTGGTGCTGCCTGCACTCCCGGCAAGCCCATACCAAACGCATCCATTAGCTGTTGTGTCTCTGGTGCTGGTGCTGGTGCAAACCTGCTTTCAAATCCTGCTAGATCAATTTCTGGTACAGACCCTACTGGATCTGGTGCAGGATCTGGTGCTTGAAATATACTACCTATACCTCTTTTAACTTGATTCACACCCGCAGCAATACCCGCTGGTATGCCTTCAATTTTATTTTGAACACCAGATATAAAGTTACCGAAGACAGAGTCTGTTGCTGCTAGATCAGGCTGTGCAGCGGCTCGTGCCGCAGCGGCTCGTTTACCTTGATCTGGATCCAGACTGTTAAAGAAATTACCTGCGCCAGTAAAAGCACCTCCGATAACATCCTCAAGTGCTCCGATGCCCTGACCAATACCCTGACTAAACGACCCTAGAGCAGAGTAATCACCCGTTTCTGTAGCATTAGCGGGACGGAAACCGGGAGTCGCCTGTCCTCCAGATAACGCACCGAGTCTTTGAGATGTTGTATCAAACAACTCACTAGGCGCAAAGCCGGGGGTTTTGTTTGTTAGTTGATCTATAAGAACTCCACCCGGAAAAGCTGCTAACGCAAGACTATCCATAGGACTGCGCTTTACATTGTATGTGGTGGTTGGACCATACGCTGTCTCAAAGCTTCGGTTGAAAATACCGGGGTCCAAACCGGGTCTTAGTTTTCCCGGAGTTTCAACACTGTAATCTGGAAAGTCAAGATTCTCTCCTAAACGTCCTCTGATGTTCTGAGGATTTGCATACTTGGAAAACTGATTAGCACCAATGGCTCTTCTGCCTTTTTCCGACATAGTGTTTGAGTAGTCTACACTTCTTGGATCAAAACCTAATACTCTACTCATCATTCCTTCATAGCCGTAAGGATTCGTAGCCGTAATTCCTCTTGCCACATTAAATTCTCTGCGACCCGGAACACCGAACTGACGATTTACCAAATCAAGATATCTTCTCGACATGTCAAGATCGTAAGTGCTGTTATAGGTGGGTCTTCCAAAAAACCCTTTGCCCGTGCCTAAATCTCTATAGTCGGAAAGTGCTTTTGCGCGAAAACCTGAGTCAGCAACTTGGTCTTGTTGAGCACCTGCAAAAAGAGCAGGCCCTATCGTTCCAAATTGTGCTTGAGCCTGACCGGGAGACATTCCGAGATCACTATAAGATTTGCCACCACCTTGGTTTTTATCGTCATCCTTGCTACCGCCCAGACTATCTTGAGCATCCTTCATCTGGTCAGGATCAGCTTTAAAGGCAGGTATACCCGCCGGACCCGGCTCACCAGATCCGCCAAGAAGCTGCAAGATGCCTGCCTCTTGTGGAGTAATGTACGACAGCATGTGATCTTGACCACCAATGTCAGTGCGACGCGGGACAGCAGAACCGCCCTGACGCATCTTCATCACTCTGTCGATAGGTTCAAACATTATTTGATTTGTACTTTCCTTGAATCACCTTCGTAAGCTTTACCCATGCCAGCGACAAACTCATTGTCCTTTTCTTGCACAAGCACTTTTCCATCTTTTGCTTTTACTGGTTTAGTTTTTGCGTCAGCCATAGTTGCCTCCAGTATGTTTGAGCCGCCGTCTTTGCGTCTTCGTCCTTCATTTATAAGCTTTTTTGCCTGATTAGTCGAGACACCAATATCTTTTCCAAATTGTGCTGCTCTGGGTCGTGCCATTTTACTTCCTGTTCATCCAAGCTGTGGTGCCCATATAGGCTCCAACAATACCCGCGCCACTAATATAAAACAAATTACTAATGTCGCTCAACGCTGTAACTCTGTCCAAAGGTATAAAAAACATAGCTACAGTAAAAACACCCATGCTAATCAATGTGTACCTTGCCATACGCAACTGCGCCAAATTTTTGCGTAGCTCAGTCTCAGTCTGCCTGATCTCTTTAGCATGTTCAAGCTCATCGTCGGTAACTACCCCGTCGCCATCCATATCGTATTGGTCGTAGTCGCTGTTTTTCTGAAGGCGCTTTGACATCACTTCTTGCCAAAAAACTTAGTCGCGGCTCTCGTTCCAAAACTAGCTGCCACAATAGTTCCCAAAGTATACTGATAGTAATCCGGCATGGACTCAAGAGCGGTAAAACCATTCGTCACTATCTCCCTGCCCCAGTCTCCACAGAATGAGAGTATAAGCGGAATCGAGAACAAAATTGTAAGCCACTCGTCTTTCCAGCTATGTGCAGAAGCATCAGCCATTTTGAGATCCCAGTCAATCTCTCCTGTAGCTTTCTTTTGCATTATGACAGCTTCCGCTTGGGCTTTAGCAACCTTGGCACCAGTCACAGCCTTCTTCTCTTCGACTTTGCCCTCGAGCCATGTACCAGCCAAGTT